CTTAGAAGGGCGGCAAGCTCAGTTTCGTTCAGGTTTTCGTACTCTTCCTCACGAACATCCTCTTGCTCGTCATAGTAATACTTCACCACGCCCAGCCGGAACATCAGCGCATCCTTGAACCAGTTGTACAGGATCTTGTACCCCTGATTGTCGTGGTTGATGACGTAGTTCACATAATCGGAAATCTGCTCTGCCCGTTCTGTATCCTCGGCAGTTCTGGCATTAAAGCGCACATATTTATCATTGGCTGTAAAGACGCGCATGAGGTTGGGCATGATAGCCTCAATGGTGTCTGACACCTCGGTGCTGACAACTTGGGAGCGCCCCTCGACTTCATTGCCCATAGGTTCGCCAAGATAGAAATCCATAGCGCGAATACGCTCTTGGCTGAACTCTTGGTCAAAGTGGTTCAGACTGTCGCGTATCTCAGACGAAACAATGCTATTAAGCTGATACTCGTCCATTTGCTCTGGCATTTTTCTTTCCTTTTGGCTTTGCCTTAGTGCCATGCAGGCATTTAGCCTGTGCGTCACACATCTTGCGAGAGACACATCCTGAGCATCTCTCGTATGTTTCTGCCACCTCTTCTACCTGCTTCACACGGGGCAGGCGTGGCCTTCTCATTACCCGAACTACTTGCATCAGTCTGTTGAATAGTTTCCTGTCATGCCGTTGTAAGCCTTCTTGGGGCGGCGCTTAGGTGTTGGAATCTTCGGGGTCATGTCAGCGTTATACATACCCTTGTTGATAGCCATTTCGTTCCGCATACCCAAGCTAGGGCGTGGAGCAGGTGTGCCGATATTCACCTTTTTGCCTTTACCGTAGTTCATTTCTTAGCCGCCTTTTTCTTTGATTTGGTTTTGCCTGTCATGCCAATACCACTGCTTGTAATTACAGGATGAGATACAGGCTCTGGTAATGTAACAGATACGCCGTCCTTTTTATAGGCTATACAGCGCTTCTGCGCCCCACACCGATGCGGATAAGGGCAGTTATCACAAAGTTCCATCATGCTTTCCTTTTCTTCTTAGCCTTTTTCGCTATATCTAAAGCAATAGCCGTAGCTTGCTTCTGGCTACGGCCTTCCTTCATCAACTGGCTAATGTTCTTTGAAACAGAAGCCTTGCTATAACCCTTTATCAACGGCATTAATTTTTCTTCTTCTTCGCTGTCTTGGCCGCCGCTTTAAACGCCTTAGCGGTTGGCGCACCCTTGCTACCAACCTTACGCATTTTTTCTCCTGAGCCAGCGGCTATGCGCTTTCTCTTAGCGTGGATATTTGCATATAAGCCTTTACTTGCCGCCACAGTATTTACCTGTTTTAACCTTGCCGCCTGATTTCTTTTTACCGTATGCCATCAGTTGCTGTACCTTCCTGTCTGGGTATTATTCTTGCCGCCAGTAAATAACGTGCTACGGCGGTTAAACTGCCCAGCAACGCTAGAAAAGATAGGCGCTACATAAGTGCCAAACACAGTGCGGTCAGCCGCAGGTGTCTTGTTCTTGTTGCCGTTTTTGTTGCCGTTTTTATTTGTGCTGTAATTTGCCATAATAATCTCCTGACCTAAAATAACAGATTTTTGTTTTTCTATAAAGGGCTACCACTTCGTACGGTCAGCCCAATATGCCGCAGACATTTTGCCCTTAGCGATGTTCGATGCGTGTCTGGCCTTGAATGACTTGCGCCGAGCCTTCTCAGAAGCCGTGCGGGGATTGCTACCAGCGCCGGATACGCCTTGCTGACCAAAGCGAATGGTTTTTACCTTGTCGCCCTCTTTTGCCACAACGACATGGCTCTTGGTCGGGTGGCTGGGTGTGCGCTTCGGCTTATTATAGCCGGACACCCCAGCACGTTTTAAGCGGGGGTCTGCCTTATTACTCATCGTAAATCACCTGTAATCTTGTGCTTCTAACCAGTGCCTCATATTCCTCTGGGGGTAGGCCAGCCCTAACAGCCCAGATTGCGGATAATTGCAACAAAGTCATCATCACTTCGTCAGCATCTGCATCAACAACGTGGTACAAGCCCTGAATATTCAGATCCATAATCTCAGCTAGGGCGTTTACTCTATCCTCAAGGCTATCAAGACGCTCTTCGTCATCTTGCAGAGTAACCCTGATATCTAGCTCTCTCTTCGGAAATTCAACCACATTGGTCATACGATCCACTTTCTGTTGATGTTGACTTCACGTCTCGAAGTATAACTTCTGCTGTAGCCACTAGCAACAGCACCCTGTTCTGCAAAGGTCAGCACAAAAGCATCCGCCACATCAGGACTTCTTTGCCCTCTGCGCTTCATCTCGTCTTTGCTTTCAACCTTTAGTTTACCAGTGCTTAGGTATTTATACCTTATAGCGGTAATCTCTTGGATTAGCGTGTCATCGTCAGGTATTTTTACATCCCTGCCCTCAAACCACTCTCTCGCGTTCCAGAATAGCTCGTCCCTTAGCCTGCCAAAACGCTCCTTCAGGCTGGCAGTCTCGCTGACCGATATAGCCACTGCCGGAAGGTCTAGCTCCCTCAGCCTGTCAGCCAGCCCTGCGCCAAGGCCAATAGCATCAATGTAAATCGCCTGTGGCCTGCTCTGGTAGTTGCAAGCCTCATACTCGGTCAGGACAATCCCCGCCAGCTCCATCAGGTCTTTGTTCTGCCACGTCTTAATCGGCTCTAAAAGGGCTTGCCCCTGACGCTTGGCTAAGGCCGATCTGTCGCCGCCGAATCTTGCTACGTCCAAACCCCAAACAACGGGCGTGGTAGGACTTGGCACTACATCGCGCTTGGTGGCTTCCTCAACAATGTACAGCGGCACAAGCACGTCATCAGACTGGGTGGGAAATTCGCCTAGCACCCTGACACGGTACACATTGCTGTCCTCGCCATACTTCTCAGCCATATTGGCTAAAAAGTCCTCAGAAACATATTCTCCATCGTGGCAAGAAACGGTGATATTGCTCCATAAATGGCGCATACCGTGGAAACTCTCATAGAAGAACCCGTCTGATCTGGTGGGGTTTCCGCACATCACCGTCTTAGCCCCAGTGGTAGACAAAGCACCCTCAGCCACCTGAAACACGACATCCGGCACACCAGATGCCTCTTCCACCAGAAACAGCATATTCTCGCTGTGAAAGCCCTGAAGTGCCTCTGGGTTCTCTTTGCGGCTGGTTCTTGCAACGGCAAAGCTGTCAGATGCACCTTTTAGCGATATCTTGTCGCTCTTGAACTCCAGCAGATTCTTGAAACCCTCTGGCAACTGCCTCGCCCATTTGTCTATCTCCGTCCACAGCACATCGCTCAACTGGTGCGCCGTGTTAGCCGTAACAGCCACCTTGCAGGGGTAATGCGTCAATAACCACCACAAAACCAGCCATGACTGAAACGCCGTCTTGCCAACACCGTGGCCAGACTTGATAGACACCCTGTCATTTCTTGCAACAGCGCGGAGAGCATCAGCCTGCCACTGCTGAGGCTTTGCACCCAGAATAGTCTCGACAAACAAAACAGGGTCAGCGTGTAACTGAACCAGCAAATCAGTTGTAAGCGTTTTTTTTGGATTCTTGGCACTAGCGGGAGATGTCATTCAGCAGATTCCGAAGGGGGGGTCAGTTCGCCTTCAATGGTGTTAGCCTCTAGCTTTTTGGCCTCAATCTGGGCGGCGGCAAGTTTCAGCTCGTCAACAAAGCTGGTGACCTTATGCTCGACATCAATCTTCTGGTTGTCACCGTACAGCTTAGGATACAACTTAGCGGCTCTCCATTTGTAGGTGTCCACAATGACACGAGCAGTCTGAGGGTCAATCTCGCCGCTACGCATCTCAGCAATGGTATCGTCAATCTGGTCGTCTATGCCCTGTGCGCGAAGCTCAGTAGCCACTTGGTACTTGCTACGGAAGTCGTCATCGTCCTTGAGCCACTTCCACATGGTCACATAAGACGGCATATCATCGCGCATACAAGCCTTACGAGCAGACATCCCGCTTGCAACTAGGTCAAGGAACTTGGAACAGGCAGAGGCTCTCTGAGAGGCTGTGAGGGGCTTTGAGGCGTGTTTGGATTTCTTGGTCATGATCGACATATAGCGGATGCGGTTAATCATTGCAAGAATGGGGGGATGGGAACGGGGAATTACTGGGTATGTATAATTTATATCCGCCCCCCGCGAAATTTTCAGGGGGGGGTATCCGGCGGTTTTTTGCTACCTATCCGCGCTTTTGTCGCATAATGTGCATTATGGAAGCGATCTTGCCAGCCATAAACTAGCTAACCCCCTGTTATTATTGGATAACCATTGATTGCAACGCCTTATGGTAGTATATCCCTCCGCAATGACACCGAATCAAACCGAATCAATCTGGAAGGCGATCCCGATTCGTGCGTGCGCGCGGGTAATTATTAACTGTAAAGCCGTTAATCCACCCCCAAAAACGCCGCTAATTTTGCCCGATTCTATATAATGCCCGATTTTCGCTTGTCATATACTTAATTACAGATTAACTTGCACCTATCGTTAATCGTTAATCAGAAAGGCTTAATCATGAATATTGTAATCAACAAAGACGGTGAAGAGTTAAACGCTATCGCAATCCGCCACCAAGGCGCTGGCGATCTTATTAAACGCCAGCCGGACGCCAAGGCCGTTTATGTCATTAATCACTATGACAAAGAAAGCGATTCTTATTCATGTTCAGATTACTATGACATGAACCGCGAAATATTCATTAAATCAAACAAAACCGTTTATGTCGGTTTCACGTTTTAACCAACCCAAACAAGGAGTCAAAAAATGGATACCAACAAAAAACAATATTCAGATTACCGCGATTATTTGCAGGTGAATTTTTTCCAGCCGGAAATAATAGCTTTAATGGCTGATCCTGATTTTCAAAACGGCCTTGCAAAAATGCTTAATGCTTGCGACCAGCACGGGATAAGAATCCAGCACGCCGATTTTTTAGAGGCGATTAAATTGATGGACTATCACGGCTTTTAACCCTATCGGCTAGGCGGCGCAATGCCGCCTTGCCTTGTCACCGTCTGGCAATGCTAGGCCGTGACATGGCAAAAACGCCAGCATAGCAAAACAGAAAAGGAGTCATGCTATGAACTACACAAAAACAAAGCAAACCGCAAAAACCATGCAGGATATCGGTATCACTGATTGGAAGGAAGCGATCCGCCAGATGAACGATGGCGATTCGGATTTCTATATTGATGATTTCCGCTTTATTGCTGATCACGCAATAGACGCTATCCAGCAAGACGAACTCGAATCAGACAGCTATATTCTGGGCTGTTTTGCGTCATGGTTGCTGGCAGATGTGCTGGGCATATCAACAGAATCTGTTGAGAAAATCCAGCAAGCCAGCCCTGAGGCCTTAGGCGAGATGGTTATCGCTCAGGGCAAGGTCGCCGCCGTTCAGTATGCCTATGCAAGCGCAGATGGGTACGGGCATCATTTTGCCCATTATGACGGCAATGAGCATTGCTTTGACGGTTACACCGCTTTCAGGACTAACTAAGGGAGGAACCAAAATGAAGATCGAATTATACGAGGTAAAGCTGGTTAAAGCATGGTCACATGAGAGGGGCGGCAAATCTTTTTGCCTCCCATCATCCAGCCATGAGGCGGCGGTTCAGGCTGTCTTGAATATAGAACCATACTATAACCCTGACTGGGGCATTACCGTTTGCAAGGTCATAAACGGCAAGCGGCAAGCGGTCATAAAAGCCGCCTGATAACGATCTAGGCTTGGCGGGTAACAGTACCCGCCTTGCCCTATAAATGCCGTTTGAGCGGTGTTTATATGGCAATCCAGCCAAACATGATAAGGGAGTCGAATCATGCGAGAAATACAGCAATTAAAAGCCGAAATGATGATGATAAACGGTTGGCAAGATAAATGGGGCGAGGCCGTAAACTGGCATTTTTCTATTTGCGATGCCTTGCAGTTACGGGGCGATGATACCCCCGAATCTTGGCAATACAGGCCAGCCCTTTTCGGGGTTGATGATGAAAATTTTGATCTAGAAATTTTAAGCCACTTTAAAACAGAAACGCTGGTCAAAATGGGCGATATATTGCGCCGCTATATCATACTTTGCGAAAAAGCGGGTTTATCTTACTAGCCTTTATTCATGCCCTGCTGGCCTAGCTGGCAGGGTATATATAAAGCCTAGTCGGGCTTTAAACCGCCAATAATGGCACAACAGAAAGGGAGTCAAAATTACCTATGAGACATCTGCAACAGATGCAGGCCATGTTTGACCAGCTATTTGACGCTGACCAAGCAAAGCCTAGCCATGACCTAGCGCGATTATTGCCTAGCGATTGGCTATCGGAATCGGTTAAAAAATCGGTCGCAGAATCGGTTGAAAATTCGGTTGAAAATTCGGTTAGCAATCGGTTGAAAAAATCGGTTGACAACCACGCATAATGAATTAATCTAGGATTAACAACATAGACAGATAAGGAGTCGAAAATGTCTAAGAAAGCACAAAAATCAGAATGGGAAATTAAGCGCGATAAACAGATCGCAGAAAATAAAAAGGGCATGGCAAAATTAACTGAAAAACAGTTAATCGCCATAAAGAATGTTCGTAAATCTCTGGGCGTATCGCTTGGCAGTATATTCGAGAATCAGGACATATTGCTGTCAGAATTGCGCGAGCTAGACAATGCTTTCCATGCGCTATGCCGCCATTTCAATTTTGATCATAGCTACTGGGGGGATGAATAATGAACGCGATTGAATTTCTTGTCTGGGCTATGACCAACCCAGACGCACCCGATGCCGATTTAAAATCCAAATACGAATCGGTCTATGAAACTGACCAGCACCGCCTGCAAAGGGCGGTCGCTAAATACGGCAAGCCGGATGATTCGGTTAGCAAGCTGGTTGGAGATCCGGATTATGTCTGAGAAACTTTGCCCAGACTGCGGCGGCGAAGGCCAATGCGAATATGAAGTAGCCCAGCCAGATTACCGCTATGGCGGTGAACTGGTTGGAAAATGGATGGACTGCGAAACCTGCCAAGGGTCAGGCTATATCGAAGTCGAATATCTGCCTGTCGATGGATGCGAAGAGTGCGAATTTTACGGCGTTGCCTGCGCTGAGTGCATCCAATACGGCGAAGCAAAACAAGCATAGGACAGGGCGGCACTAGCCGCCCTTTTCTACATCCAGCCCCTGTCTATCGGGTTATCCAGCCCATTGCCTATAGCCAGCCAGTCTTTATCGGTCTGATCGGTTGCCATAAAGGCCAGAATATCGGTCAAAATAGGCTGATAATAGAACCCTTCAGCCTTGTATGCGTTCCACATCTTCTCCGCCACTGTCTCAGCATACTGCTTTTGCTTATCGGATAGTTTATTCTTACATACCGATTGCTGGCGATTTGAGCGTCTCTGAGTGCGCTTCCCTTCTCTTCTGCACCAACCCTGCCAGAAAGCCCTGCAAGAGGCGTATGCGGCCTTAAAACCGTTCTTTTCGTCCCATAACCGAATATCGGTTAATATTTCATCTGCATCCAAGCCTAAATCGGTTGCATATTGCCTATCCTGATCGGTTGGTTGCCAATCGGTTAGTTTTTGTTTCGCCCCTTTATTGGATTTTGTTGATTCTGTTCTTTGTATATCTCTGTCTTTAGTAAGTGTCTGATTTACCGGCGCCGGAAAAACCGTCGCCGGATTTTCAGTCTCCGGTGAATCTTTAACGATATAGCGGGTTTCAGAGAATTTACCCTCTGCTCTGACGATATCGCGGCTGATATACCCATACTGCTCCAAAGTTGCAAGAATCCGTCGGGTTTTATCCCTGCCCATGTCGAACCTGTTCTGCAACTGCTTCACCCTTACCTGCCAATCGTTCGGCTTGCTCAAAAGGTAAACCAACAGCCCCAGATGATCGGTTGAGAGCCTTTCGTCATTTATCAGCTGATTCGGTAAAACGCTGAAGTTATCCTTCAAGCTACTGCGTACAATTAAGCTATCACTCATTTCCGACTCCCTTAAATAGTCCTATTTCAAAATGCGCCAGCAAGCCCTTATCTTGCCAGTCTCGCATCTGGTTTCTGCCCCCATATTGCACCGTGTATGGCGCGTCAAAATTTATATAGCCCAGACGGTCAGACCATTGCACAAACAGATAGGCTGGCGTGTTGCAAGCCTCTGATAACTGCCTAGCCGCCATAACTTTCGACAGATTGCAAAAAAATGTAGGGTACTTGGTCATAAAATTATTCCGGCATCTGATCTCAATCAACGCCGCCAACGTATCCCCATTAAAAATAGCATAATCCAGATGGTTGTGAATCGGCAGTTTCTCTGCCCGTTGCCCATCTTTGCAGATCCGGCCTATGACAGCCCTTTCCCGTGCCAAGTCCCCCTCTGTTTCGTATAACGGCCTGTTCACTTTGACTGCCTTCTCTGCATAGCCCTGCGAGTGTGCATAGCCATAAGCGGTGTCATCTTAGGCAAACGCTGATTTCGGTCAGAGCCAACTGGCAACCTATCCTCAATCTGTAGCATCTGAGCCTTACGCCGCTTCAGCCAAGCTGTAAACTCTTCCACCGTCATCTCTGCCGCAGTTTTTTCCTTCATGCTCCGTCCTTCTCTCTGCAAACGCTCTCGATGATGTAAACGTAATCATCGCCAAACCTATCCCGCAGTTTTTTCCTGACCTGCATCTTGTGCTTCTGGCCTTCCCTGTTGCAAGCCGCCCTCGTCTCATAGTTGCCCTTCTCTAAGAAAAAGCACTCATTACTGCTACCATTCCCAAAGTCATTGACCATGCAAACTATCGCAATTATCTCAAACATCTGCCCAGCTCTCCCTTACCAGCATCAGCCACGTTTCAAAATCCACCTGCGCCACATAATCCATGCCAGCATAATCCGCGCTAATGCTGGACATCCTGACAAGGCAATGTATCGGTTGGCGGTCATACTTCCATATCAGAACAGGCTGGCATCCAGTGGCATCTGCCGCCGCTGTGCATTGCGACCACCAGTCCGGCTTGTAAGTAGTGCCGGAGGCGTACCGCTTGGCCTCTATGCTCCAGCCATCCACTCCGATAATGTCACCATGCAAGCTGGCTCTGTACTGCTCGATATCTCTCTTTACATCATCAATACCCAGCCCATCCATGATCATCCGGCACAGCTCTCTCTCGAAATTTGCGCCCTTTACTCTACCATTAGTCAATGGAACTTCTCCCCTTCGGCGGCATATATGTTTTCGGAATAGGCGGTTTACCCGTCAGATTTTCGGTTATTTCCGCATCCTGAAACGCATCATCTGGCATCAATTCATCCAGCAATTCCATCTGTCTGCGCCTGTCATGTATGTTTGATTCCCAATCTTTTGATTTGCTCATAACCAATCCACCTCTGTTGTATCTGGTATTTGATCTGTCCATACAAACCATGCAAAGGCCATCTTGCCAGAGCCGTACCAAGCCGCATCATGGTCTGCGCGAATCATTGTCTGCCTTTTGCTGAATACATATATCCGGCAGGGCGGGTGCTTGGCATATAGCTGGTTAAACCGCTTGATGCCCTCTAAAAAAGCCAGCCGTAACAGCCAGCAATGTTTCTTTACACCCAGATCAATCGCCTTCTGTATAAAAGCCTGAGCGTGTTTATAGGGCGGATTGGTCACAATATTCGGGGCAAGGGCTTTCTGTTCCAGCAAGAAATCTCTGCCGGATGCGCCAAACCCCCAGTCATTCAGATCAGTGTCCACCGTATTATATCCATGCTCTCTCAGTACAGAACTGATAGCACCATTGCCGCAAGCACATTCCCATATATCCCCGTTAAATATCTCGACATCCAGAAACGGTCTGATAGATGTCTCAGGGGTCGGATAAAAATCATCCTTATGCCTGTTTGTCATGGAACACCTCACACCAATCCTTTAGCCCTACCTTGCCGCCGGACATACGATATAATTCCATCATGTGTCGGGCGTTCGGTGGGCGCACTCCATATATCCAAGCATGGACACAAGGCTGGGTTACATTCATTTTACGAGCAAGGTCAGCCTGCTTCATATCCTTTGTTATCAGCCACTTAGCTAGATGCACAATCTTCTCCTCTAAAATAGTTGACATGACCATATATAACCTCTAATAAAGTAAAGGAACAGTTTTGTAAAACGAAAAGTTAGTCAGGGATTATGAGAGAAAAGCTAGACCATTACAGTCCTAGCCAGCTATTGCGCCCAATGGCCGTTTGGATGTTTCAGTACGTCTATCTGAACAAGCAACAGCGCAGAGCTATTAAGGTTGGGTACAATGCCGCATTTGGTACGGCAGTGCATGGTGCTATTCAGGCATTGCTTACTGCTGGGCTAGACTTTGAATCGGCATTAGAACAAGCCTACCTATCGTTTGATTTCCATGATGCGCCGGAAGGTGAACCAGAAGAGAAGCGCGAGAAGTACCGTGAACTGATCGCCGATGCGGTTGAAGAAGGTGTTTCTTTATTGTCTGAGGTGTACGGGGGTGCAGAAGAGGAGCGGAGAGTCGAGGTATCGCTAGACGGTGTTGAACTACCGATCATGGGTTACATAGACCTCTGCGCCTCTGACAGCTTCTGTGAGGTAAAGACAAAAGCGCCAAGAATGGGGCAGGTCAAAAAAGACGGCACACGGGGCTGGGTAAAAGCGTCATTGCCAGCCAAGCCACAGTTTGAGCATCTGTGCCAAGTCTCCATTTATCAGAAGGCCACGGGGCTAGAGCCACATCTGGCCTACGTTAGTGCTACTGGTGGCGTTATGTTTACCCCCGACAACTGCGAAGAACTACAGCCGGAATATCTGGCGTACTGTCTCGAAGAAATGCGCGGCAAAGCGATTCGGCGGCAAAACTTAATGAAGGTATCGGATGATCCGAAGGTATTGGCTGGGCTATTAGACCCAGACTTTCAGCATCCATTTTACTGGGATGAGGAACACAAAGAAGAAGCAAAGGAGCTGTGGAAAGTATGAGCAATATATTCGCAACAATGAGCCAGATTGACACCCGCAAGCTGGTCGAGAAAAAGAACGGGTTTACCTACCTAAGCTGGGCGCACGCTCTGCGGCTGTTAAAACAGCACGTTCCAGAGGCTACTGTGACCAAGCACATATTCAAGCAGGCAGATGACACCTATCTGCCATACATGATTGATGCACAGGGCTATGCCTATGTGCAAGTAACTGTAACGCTGGGCAAGGATGAACCAGCCACTACGGAAATCATGCCAATCCTAAACCATGCCAATCGGCCTGTTCAAAAGCCCAACAGCTTCGAGGTGAACGCCTCAATACAGCGTTGCATGGCTAAGGCGATCAGTATGTCAACGGGATTAGGTTTACATCTTTATGCTGGAGAAGATATGCCAGCACCATCACCAGTTTCTGCTGGTTCGGACAACTCCGAACAGAAGGCAGAGAGGGGCGCGGCGTCTGGGCAATTAGCCGAAATCCGTGATGTGTTTATCAAAGAGGAACGCTCAGATGCCGCATCAACCCCGCAGAAGATAAAGTCACCCCTATCGCTTGCCGATGAGGTGGCCTTATGCCCCGATATAGATGCCCTAAAGGCTCTATATGGTCGCAAGATCAAGTGGGCTTCCGAAGAAGTAGAATTATTCACCAAAAGAAAACAGGAGTTATTAAATGGCTGAATATGAACAGAAGGATATGACGGCCTCGTTATTTCCTAACGATAAGGGTGACAATGAGAAGCGTCCTGATATGACTGGTTCTATGACAATGGACGGGACAAAATATAGCCTGTCTGCTTGGAAGAACGAATCAAAGGCTGGCAAGCAATATCTGAGCATCAAGGTTTCTGAGTGGCAAGAA